CATTTGAGCATAAGCCAATGTCAACGATTGCATTTTATTGGTATCTCCCATACCAATATCACCAAGCATTTTCAGGGTTGGCAAAATCTTTTCTGCTGAAGTACCAAACGAAAGTAATAACTTAGCCTGATCAATCAACGGTTTGTTTTCGTAAGGCGTTTCGTTGGCAAACTTATTCAGCCCAGCCAACATTATTTGAGCCTTTTGTGCGCTGCCTAACAATACCTCGAAACTAATTGTTGATTGTTCAAGGTCAGCACCCATTTTTACAATACTCTTTATACCCTGAAGAACTGCAAGCGTACCAACTACACGACCTATTCCACTAGCTAAACTTTGGGTCTCTGAATTTGATTCTTTTACTTTTTCTATGTAACCCTTCCAAGACTGAGAAACACGATTAACGCTTTTTTCTGCCTGAATCATTGCCTTTTCAGTTGATTTACCAACACCATCAACGCTTTTTGATACATTGCCAGCAGCCTTTGAAGCATTATTCAAAACACCGCTTAATAAATCTCTCGCTCGTAATATGTATTCAACACCTGGTCCCATTATTGCTTGTTTGATTCAGCTTCTTTTTTCCGAAGATATTCTAAATGGCAAATCTTCATCGCCCATTGTCTGTCTGTTAGATGCGAGACATCAAAACCCAGATAATATTCTAATTGGGTTGACATTAAGCCAACCCAATCGTTTTCACTGTGTTCTTCAGCCTCGCTTAAAAGTTTTTTAGTTCAGTCTCCTTGAACTCAATCAATTCACCTGCTTTGATACACGCATTCACCCAAAGGCTTTCATCCTTTCTGATTTCTTCAGAACCGCCAATCCAACAGTTATTCAATACGGCTTCACCTGTTTTTGCAAGTTTTCCCATATTCATTTCAATGTCGTTTGTATCGTTGTCATTTTTCGACATTTTGAACGACATCTGACTAAGTGCATAACTCGTAGTGTTCCGGTCAATTTTACGGACATAAGCAATGTGTCCATCTACAACTACACCATGTACTTTTTCGTACTTTGCTTTCCACGATGCAATTTGTTCTAGCGATACTTCGCCAATTAATTTTTCTGTATTCATAACCTAACTTTAGGTTTTTAAAATATGATTTGATAATAATGTAAATACAATGTAATTTATTAGGATATGAACAGAGCTAAAACTCCAATTAAAACCCTGCTCATCTCTTAATAATTTATGGTAAACTTTGAATGAAATGAGAATTTACATCCCAACGACCGTTATAAAGTTCCAAGAAAATGAAGCTGTTTGATATTGTTGTTCTGTCGATTTTGTATAATGCATGATTGCATTTACTTTCAAGTTCATTCAATTTGTCAGCTACCGCCTTAGCAATTAAATATGTTTCATATTGTTTATCCGTAGTAGCATAAGTACGGAACATTTCTGCAACTTCACCCTGGGCACTTTCTTTAATTGAAACGACCGTATCAATTAATTCGTATTTATTAAAATCTAACTGTGTAACTCCATGTAAATTATCTTTCAATTTATAGAAGGCATTCACAAAATCTTTACAATTTGGTACTTCAACCATTTCAATTAGCTTATCCCGGCTAACTTTAATCCCACCTATTGTAGCATTTTCGGCTTTATCAACAAGCTTTTCACGCAGATAGTCCTCAATATACTGTTGCATTTGCTTTTCAGACATATTGTTTTGTTTGAATGTCAATGCCAATATGTATAGTTCTGAAATCACTGGGTCAATTTCCATGTTTTCCAGACGGTCAATAACACTTTGCAATAACGGCATGTTATTGTTTAGAGATTTCATGTACTCCTGAATCTTTGGAGTATCTTCAAATATCAATTGTTTTTCCATACCGAAAATTATTTAATATTGTTATACTCATTAATCAGTTGTTTTACCTGATTTAGCTTAGCAATTTTATTGTAATTACTAATTTGAACATCACCGCTAGTTCCATTAACTAATACTTCATGTGCTTTGATAAATTCATCAATTTTGTTTACAATTTCTTCCATTTTGTTTTTGAGTTTAAATATCTGATTGTTTATGTACTTCGCGAGCCACTTCGCAGGCTTCGCATTCGTTTTTTATTTGTGTAATGATAACTTACAATCAATAGACTAAAACAGCATTGAAAAGAGAGGTTTCTATTTAGTGATATAATCACCCTTTTTTCACTATCTTAGCTAATGCACTTGCAGAGACACCGAACTTTAATATTATCTCATTTTCAATAACCTCATATCGCGTTCCATCATGCTCAAAGCGTTTCTTGAAATATTTGTAAATTTCATTGTCTCGATTGATTTTTCCTTGTATTACTCTAGGGTCTGTAACTTTCGGCATAATTAGTTATTGTTATAATTTGAATGTATCATTGGTTGAATTTGAGAGTATCATTGTCTAATTCTGTTGCAAAGAAAGTGTGTTTTTTGCTACTTATAAAAAGGATGATTTATAGTTGATTCGTTTCGAAACAACTACTGTTGAAAATCCATTCTACTATAAAATAAGAAACCCCACTGAAAAAGTAGATTCAGAGGGGTTTCAGTATGTTTTTGTGAGGTTATAATTTATGTTCCAAGAGCTTCAATTTTTCAGTTATACTTTCTCTTAGCTCATAGTCCTTAATCTTGCAGACATCCATTAATATTGACCGAAACAATCTGTTTAATACAGAGCTCCCATTGTTGGCTAGAACTTCAAAAGTGTTCTTTATTGCCCACTCTTTAAGTTTGTCTGATAATTCAGAATGTAACATATCACAAATCAACATTAATCCTGTACGTGTAATGTAGTAAGAGCCTGGCTTCATATAATGAAAGAATGATACTTGATTTTCTTTGTGTCTAACAAAGTGCATACCTTCAATAAAAGCTTTGCCTTTCATTCTTTTCATTAACTTATCCTTGTTGTTTTTTGAATTGTCCGCACATAAATATTTAGTAATTACATTTAATGGCATAATGAAGTCTAGCTCTTCATCTACCAGTACATCCAGTACATTGGTTCTGTCAAATACAAGTGATTTTATCATGGCATTTATATTTTAGTATATTGATTTGTTTTTACCTTCTTTCGGGTGTTGATAATTTCATATGCTTCTTTTGCATAATCTATCATATCAGGATTCTGTTTAAAGTACTGAATGATAGTTTTAGTATTCAGTTCGGCATGTTCAATAATCCGTTGATTGTATGCAGCTTTTTCATACTCTTCATTCTCTATAAAAGTTTCGTTAGAGTACTCCAATAAAGCTATATACTCTTTTACGGCTTGCTTTTCAAATGCCTTTGCCGCAATAGATTCAAATTGTTTAACTGTGCGTTTCAATTCAAGCAAAGTTTGTTGTCCCAAAGCTTTTTTAACCGTACCACGGTTTTTACAAAAAACATCTAACATTGCAGCATTAATAAGCTTGTCCTCTTCGGTATCTCCGTATATGATGCCGGCTGTGTAACCAAGATACCATATTCGCTTAATGTATGTTTTTTGAGTATCATTATCTTTGAGTATCTTTATTAAACGGCTAGCTTCTTCAGTTGTAAGTTCCTTACTACTTGAGGTACGATTGTCGCTTATATCTTGACATAAACTAACCTTTATTTCCATTAGTCCTTGTTGGTTAAGCAAGGTGTGTATAAGCTTTAGTTGTGCGGGTGTAATTGGTTTCATTTGGTGGTGTATTTATTTTGGTTGGTGTGGTTATTGGTGTTTAGTTGGGTATACTTTCATAAAAAGCTTTTCCCAAATCTTTAAGAATCAACAAATGTGTTGATGTACGTTCGTGTTCGTTATCAGCCATTGTTTCAATCACGGCTATAGAATAGTTGCATGTAATCTCACTGATAATCTTACAGTAAGACTTTGCGCTAATTTTTGACAATAGTACTTCATCGAATTTATCAATCTCATTGAAAGCACTAACAAACTTTTTCAAATGAAAAAGATGCTCATGCTCAAATGATGTTGCGCTACCACTATCAGAATCAGCACATAGCATTACAGCTCTTGAATATCCATAAATAATATCGTTGATGTCCTCAACCCAAGTTTCTTTGTTTTGAACTTTCAATAACAAATCTAAAATAGTGTTCTTTGCTTTCATATTATTCTAATTGAGTTGTTTAAAAGATTCTAATATTACATTAAGCATTTGCAGGTGTTCAATTACTTCTTCACAAATTCGCTCATTATCTGAAAATTTGAAAATTGAATATTTATATATTATTGAGTGTATTATATCAATCCATTCCTCTTTCGTACATTCATTAAATAACTCTTTATCAAAACTTTCTAAATGTAAAATTGATTTTGATAAAAATTTAATATAATACAAATCATCATATTCTTTTTTTACTGAATTTTCAGTAATAGATAAATATATAATAAATGACCTAGAATAATCATATAAAAACTCATTCATCTCTTTTACAAAGTCTTCGACATCGTCGTAATAAGATAGGATATTGTCACTAATTTTCATAATGTATATAATTGACTGGTTTCTATTAGATTGCTTCTTTAATCACTTTTTCGAGTAGTATTTCATTCATCAAATCGCCAAAACTGCGATAGTGGCATAGTTCCTTTACACGTTCAGGGTCGGTTACACCTTCCGTTTGACAAATGTATTTTATCTCATCACGGCTCAATCCTTGCAGGGTATGCCAAAGGTTTATACGTCTCAAAAACTCAGAACAACCCTCTTTTTGCTTTTCGGAAAAACGAACCAGATTCTTTTTAAAGTACGGCATACCCGCTAGAACTATAGCACAATTAGCACGGGTATATTCCCTCAAATCGTGCATATACAACATCATTACATGATTCATTTTACCCGCTTCGTCAACTACCAGAACAGGATTATCCAAACGGTTTAGTTCCTGGGCAATTTTCAGCATAACATCATGCACGTTACCATCAAACTGAATTCCAAGCTCAGACAATATCTTTAGATATAATCGCTTTGCATTCATTGTTTTATCAACTGTAACCATGAAAACATTGCTGTTTTCGGCTGTGTATGCTTTCAATGAAGTGGTTTTACCTTGTCCTGTGTCGGCAATTAGTCCAATCATTAATTTGTTGTTTTTAGCCTTATTACAAAGGCTTTGTACACTGTTGAAGTCAATTGTTGCATACATATTACCCGAAATATTTCCGGCGTACGTGTCAACTGTTTCAAGATTTTTGTTTACTTTTGCGTCATCACTCATAATCAATTAATTTTAGTTGGTTATACATTTGAACCCGGGTATCTGACACCCGGGTTTATTTATTTTTGGGTACGGGGTATAATACTTATTTTATGCGAAGGGTCTGTGAAGGGTTGTTCGCGGTTCTTTTTTATTCCTGTCTCAGCATTATTGTTTCTGTTTACTAGCCCTATTGTGGTTGATACCTTAATTACTTTTGCTTTCGGCTCTCTTTTTATGGTATTGTCCTCGTTTAGTATTATTGATGGAGTAATATTTTTTGTGTTAACATTGTGGTTCAATAACTCAGCACTCAGCAGCCCTTTTCTTTCTATTTCCTTAATATCTTCTTTTTTACATACCAGTGGGTTCATATTCTCAGAAGCATATTTATCTATGTTTTCGGCTTCATCCAATATAGAACCCTGTATTTTGCTTAATTTAGTTTTTACGCCTTTCAAGCGACCTGCATTTTGCAAGAATCCACGTTTATCAGCTTCGCTTTGATTGGCTAGTGCACCGTGCATCATTCGTTTAGATTTTACAGTTCCGATAAATTTATCAGTAATTTGGTCGAATAAATAGATTTCGTCGAAACTTTCATACCTTACTTTGAGAGTTTGGGTATTATATTTTGTTTGCATTTCTGAGTTCAACTGGAACTCGTAGGTTACGCCCTCGCGAGTAATATTGATTTGACCACGTTGTACTTTGTATTCCGCTTCACGGATAAACAGGCGGGTGTAATCTTCCGGTTTCAGTTCTATTTTATTGGGTTGCTCTTCTCTGAAATATAGGTCTGAAGGGCTTACTTTCTTTTTTAGGCTTACATAATTATTGTATTCTTTAATAGCTTGTAATGCATATATCTTAATCTCATCTGCGGTTCTCCACATGCCGGGCTTTTGGTATTTTGACATCTCTTCTATCGATGTTCTACCATCAATATTTTTAGTTTTTATACCTTCGCCAATATAACCGGGATATTGCTTTAGAAACTTAGTGCCAAGAACGCCTAAACGCCTTTCTATGATTCCTTTTCTGCGTGGATTTGATGATACTGTCCATGTCATACCCAGTTTATCAGTATTGATTTTAAGGTATTCAGCCTCTTTTGTTTTGTTGAATGAGTGATTGTCCGAAACTATTTCATAAGGCAAGCATTTAGCGGCTTTTACAGCCCTTTCAAGACCTCGGAGTATAGTTTCTGTGTTTTCGGTTGGTGCTATGTCACAGCCAATTATATAGCCACTACTTGCATCCATTACGGCAAACAATGTAAGTTTGTGCCATCCTTCCATGTGGAAAGGTAAATCCCAACCGTCAATTTGCCATTGATCGTGTGGATATAGTGCCTTGATAATACCAGCGTATGATTCATCTTTTGAGAAATACTCCATTTCGCCATAACGACCTCGCTTAGTGTGATTCATGTTTTTGGCTACACAGTATTTCACCCAACTATACGATGGTTTTTCCCATCCAAGTTGTTTGCACTCTTCGCACAATTTATCGAAAATAGTCATTCTCGAATACTTTTTACCACTACTCATCCAGCGGATAACAAATGCTTCATACCTTGCATCGTATTTTTTTGCGTTGTCGTTACTTCGCACATCCTTCACAAGCAGCGACACTACACCGCTTTCTTTGCATTTATTGATATTGAAGTTCATACGACCGTACACGTAACCATCAGGATAAACCATCTTATAAGCATCGTGCAGCGGGCGCAATTTGTGACCATCAGTATGAAGTTCAACTATTCGTGTCCAAACAGCGTGGTTTCGGGCGTATTCTGTTGCTTTTTCGCCACTAAAGCCTAAATCAAGATATATTTCACGGTATTGTGGGAACTCAAAATTATAAGCCTTTGAAAGAATAACATAGTCGTTATCTTTTTCGAGATTTACAAGGTAGTTTTTGTAATAATCCTTGTGTACCTCTCTTAATTGTTCTTTGGTAGGTAGTTTCTGTTGTGATTGCTTTGGTATAGAATCATAGTCAATATAGGTGTAGCCATCTTCTTTGATGTATACACCTATTTTTCGTTTACTCCAATTTTCAACTGAATTGATAGAGATATTTGAATTCTCTACTATCCATTGATAAGAAAGGAATAACTGTTCTTTGTTTCTATCTGTGATTATTATACCAAGCATATAACGGCTTACTCTAAGACAATGCTTTAGTCAATAACTCACGTCTCTTTTCTGCTAATTTAGCTAAGTATTCATATGTCGCATACTCCACATTCTGACTATTGTTATGTCCTTTAAAGTAATTTGAGACACATGCTATTCCAACATTGGCTATTTCAGCAATAGCTTTCTCACCTCCATGAGGTAAAAGTTTCTTTAATTCTTGTCTATTATCCATATTGTTGTGTATTTGCAC